CCTTGGATTGTATGAGGCTTCTCGTATGTCAATTCTGATCTAATTAGCAGGCTGAAGTTCTTACCAACAGCATCAAGATATCCATAAGCTGAACTGATAATCGCCCCATCATAATAAAACGCTTCCCAGTTCTCTTCGTCCCAGGAACTACCACCGCCAGAAACATTCAATATCCCTTCAAATGCATCGGGTTGGTTTGGATCGCCATAATCAAATACAGGTAAAAACGCCAAGTCAGACGTTTCATCGGCATCAATCTCAAGGACAATCTTGAAGAAGCGTTTGACATGCTCTGGTGATTTAAAATGATTAAATGATGGGCGTATCCAAGCGTTTACTTCTTCTCCGTCAAATGAATATCCTGCATCTAGCTGATAAACATAGCCATCGTCAGATCCAAAGAAGAGAGCTTCATCGCCATTGGAATCAACACCATTACAGCAGCACTTGACAGTCTTGCCATAGTTAACAGGCATAATCCCAGCCAGCTTATTGCCACTAAAGGTAAACACCATCCCCGTTCCGTTTGAGAAGTACAGACGATACTGATTCTTACTGCGAGAAATCATTGATGCTGTTGCACTGCTAATCAGTGGCGCTAATATCTTAGAAATGTTTTGGCTGAGTGTCGCGGTCTGGAAGTCTCCATAGGATTGAACACTGCGTAACTCAAGCACTCCGTTATCATCAAGATAAACAGGGTATGCGAGTCTTTGTATCGTCCACTCTAAAGCCCCAGCGGTGTCAGAATAAATACTGACATTGAAATCAGCAGCGCCTGGAGTGCCACTGACAATATGGGTGCTATTGCGGCAGACAACCACGAAGGAATCACCAGCAACATCTCTAAACCCTGTGATCTCATCGCCAATGCCAAGCTCTGCGGCCCCCGTTAAGGCTAACCAAGTTGTGGGTATCCCTAATGATGAGTATTGTAATGATCCACCAGTGAATGAATACCAAAGATGGTTTTTGTATTTATGCAGATGGGCCGGGGTATCGACTGTCATCCCAGTGCTAACTTCAGTATAGGTTGTGCCGTCAAACTGGAAACCCTTGTTTGCTCCGTCAACTCCATACATCATCATGGTGCTAGCATGGCCACCGTAGTTGGCGTTGATAAACTCATAGCGACCACCAGGGTTTAAAGTAATTCCGGTGACAACCTCGACCCAGCCACCAACGGTAGACTCATACATCCCAGCATCAGCCCCACCTACCTTGTTACGGAAGGCGTAGGTGATGTTGTTGTATCTCCACACCCCAAGGATGTTGCCTTCTCCAGGGACTAAAGAGATGGCCCCCCTCAGAGTTTCAACCGCAGCGGTGTAGAGGGCTGTCGTATCGTAGTCAAATACATTAATGCTTGATGGTGCTGTCCTCCCATCATACCTTTCAAACCCGTCAATCCTTCGATATCCACCATTGCTCGATGCTTCGTAATTGGTAGAATTTATCAGACTACCAGCCGGAATCGACAAAGAGGGCGTATCCGAATTAACCCCACCAGCAAATGGAAAATATTGGGTATTTCTACTCATTGATTAACCCTCAAGCCAGTGGTGAAGTATAATTTTTAAAGGTCGGTAGCAGTTCCATTTCCATTCTTCTAACAATCTCATCGTAATTGCTATCAGCGTGAACATAGAGCGCAGGAGACTCTTGATCCCCAGCTAACTGTCTCACGGCCTTCCAAAGGATGGCGTTGACATATTCATCATCAATAGCTATAACCGTTTCATTCGCGGCTAAGACTTGTGGGCTTTTTCTCCCCTCTCCCCGAATAGTGTAAGCACCGTCTGGAGGAGGATAGACAATCAACTCGTCACTTGGGGAAAAACAGATACCAGCGGCTTTACCATTAGTCGCAACGCCAATATCGTAACTTCTACGCCAGCTTGCATAGTCCGGTTGGTATTGCAGTTGGTATTCATCTGCCTTCCCGGCACTGGTCAAATAAGCCGTCATTAGCGTCGGGTCTATGCTCGACATTCCAGTTAGCCCGGTTGTTGTTGCAATAGAATAACGATCAATCCCCACAGAAGTTTCAAACGAAAACCCCGTGGCCATCAGCAGCCAATCTTTGTGCATACGCTGGATATCAGTCCAACTTGCTGCGACCCAATCGACGATCTTCTTTTCAATACCACTACGGCCAAGGACACTTACTGGCCCTTGACCTTGGATACCTGCTTCTTGCCGGGTGTTTTTGCATAACTGTAGGAATGTCGTTGTTTGCGCCATAGTTTAACTCGCTTGTTTAAGGACTGAGAACGGATAGCGGTTCTTCTTGACAACCTTCATCGTCTTGGAATCAGGGTAGGAATCCTGTACGGCATGTTGTAAACCTTCAAGAACGATGGGTGGAACTGCCACTTCTTCGCCACGTTTTATCTGATAAGACTTGCCATTTGGGGAAACGATAACGTCAGAGTTGTCCCTGTCATCAGGAGAGATGACAATCACAGGCCAACGGTCTTTATTTGAAATATGATTGATGTCGCTTGGATGACTCCCAGGAACCATTCTTCCCCGTGGAGCTGGTGGTGCAACTACTTTTGGTTGATCAGCATCGCCAAGGGCAAGCTTGATTTGTTCGCGAACATCCTCAACCTTCATTTGCGCGTTAAGAAATGTAACCCCGATAATGTCTTTACCGTATGCGAGTAGTTCGGCCTTAGTTGCTGTCTCAATGTTGTTCATTTTAAACTCCTAGAGTTCCTCTAAAGGGGCGCTCATAGGCGCTCTAGGGATTCAGCGGTTTTACTTATGCAGATGTAACAGTACCCACGTCTTTACATGCCACTTCAAGACGGCACATCCATGCTTCGTTTAAAATAACGCCAGCAAAATAGGTCTTCCAAGAAACGTAACCTTTTTGGCCTAATGGATCTGACTTAGAAGGTGTCCCAGGGTTCAAGACCATCGGCTTAATAGCGTTAGCGCCTTTTAGAGTAACGAGTCCGTAAGCATCTTTAGAAATGTAGATGATAGGATAAACGTCAACATGAACTGCTGAGTCAGTAGTCCCGACCATTGTTGAAGCTGCGCCTCCTTCGTCTGCCCAAGCATCAAACAGCGGGGAGCAGATGTATCGAACGTCTTCAACCTTACCAACTTCGTAAGGCAGGGATTTCATTTGACCGTACTTCTCGGTTGGCACAAATCCATCCATATCGCGGATATCTGATTCGCAATCGGTGTGACCAAAAGCAATAAATGCGGCATCAATAGGCTCAGTCGAAACTTTGACGGAAGCACCAACAATACTCGTAACCTTCTTGGCACGTTGTGCTTTAAGGAAACGTGTCACTGCACGTTGGTCACTGATAGAAATAGCGGTGACAACATTGGCCCGTGCTGCGACTGAGTTTGCATACATAAAAGATGTACCTGCTTTAAGCACACCGTGAAGAATAAGCTCAAGGGTCTCTTGGGCCTGCTCACCAGAGAGCATCATGGCATCGCTTAAAACTGGATCTTCTGCCAAGTCAGCAATCTTATCTGAGATTTCAGTAGCGGCACCATACTGAGCAAGGGTTGCCTCAGCAGGGCGATAGCTCATTGCTTGAAACCCTGGGGTTACACCCTCAGTCAATGCTACTGTTGCTGGTGCAAATGGTACTGGAGCGCGAAACTTCACACCCTCTGCGGTGTTTTTAGGAATAGGCTTGGCCTGTCCATACTTAGAAAGAACTGCAATTGGTTCTGCGTGGGCTAGTGCTTCTGTTGCGGCCCATGCTGCTGTCCGTTGACTAATATCACCATATTCTGTTGCTAGATTAGCTCCCATGATCTTTACCTCTCACGTTGCTTGGCGTAGCGTTCAAATGCGCCAAAAAAGTCTGATTCGTCTGCGGGTGTTGGAGTCCTACGCTGTGTCGGGGTCTCTTCTGCCGCTGCTAGTTTCTTCTGTCTCTGCGCGGTGATCTTTTCAGCTTGGGTCTGGCCAGTACTTTTAACCGGGATAGTTGCCTTGTAGGCCTCCAGTAAATAAGCGGCATCTGCGGCTTCCTCTGAATTAACAAGACTTTGGATCTTTTCCGGCTGGTGACTCACCCATCCTTTGAACTCGCTTGATACTGCGACCTCACTCCAATCTGGATGTTTGTCTGTCAGCTTACTTATCTCACTTCTGCGATCTTCTGCTGCCGCCCGTGTCTCGAATGTCCCCATTTTCGCGGAAATCTCGTCAACCTTCTTCAGCCGTGCTTCAATCTGCGACTGTACAAAAGTCTCCAATCCTTCGGCCAACTCTGGGTAATCCTCTTTGACTTCGGCCCACTTCTCAGGGTTCTTTATTGCGGCATGAATCTCCTGCTCAGTCGGGGCAGGTTCCTTTGTCTGGACAGACTCTAGATCGTTGATCTTTCGCTGCAATGCACTAACTCGACCATTGTCACTGTTGATCCGGTGTTGCAGGTCTTCGTTCTGTTTACGCAAGTCATCGAACTTAGACTGCTGTTCGTCCGGTAAATCAGCAACTTGGTCAGTCGGTTCTGATTCGTTTTCTTCATCACTCTCGAAAGGCTCTTCAGCGTCCCCGTTGACAAAGTTATCAAACTCCTCTTCAAATCCAGCGCTCTCTTCAACTTGTGCTTCTTCGGTCATGTCCTGACTCTCACTTTCTTATAGCGGCTACATTAGCGGCTAAGTTTCGGTGTTCAAGACACTCTGGTTTTGTTTCGGGTTCTCGCCCTATTGGATGGGGGAGATATTTGGTAAACTTAGTAGGTCTTGGAGTTGCTTTATTCTTCCGCGAATCTCTGCGCTCTCAGTCGATATCAAGACTTCAATCAATTCTTCCATCTCCACCTTTGCCCACTTCTCGACATGGCACCAATCTGTAGAGAGAGTATTGATCATCTGCGTATCTCACCCTTGTTGATTTCTTTACATCGTGGGCACTTAATCTCATACTTACCAGTGACTTTCCCCAGCAGCTTGCCACAATCGAAACAGCGAACCTCTTTGACGGTCATTTAAATACCTCTCCCCGTCTTCATCTTGACGGCTAGCTCATCTTGGAAGTTCATAGCTTTAACTCCCTCGACTTGCCGTTGGGTGTTGAGCTTCTCCTGTTCGAGTCCTAAAGACTGATAGAGCGTGCCCATCGTGATTTCTTTCTCAAGTGCCAGCTTGGCAAACCCAAGTTCTCTATCCGCTGAGATCTTCGCCACAGCAATTTCTCGTTCTTGGGCTAGACGCATCTGCGCTATCTGCCCTTCTAACTGGCCTGTAAGCTTCTTCATCTCAAGTTCTTGCTGTTGTAATTGCAATTTAGCCTGTTCAATCGGGTCAATCTTTGGCCCCTGGTTGGCTTGCATCTCTTTGATTTCGTCTTCAGACTTTAGAATCTCATCAGGGTCAAGCTTCTTCGACTTGATAATCTTCAGCAACATTTCACGAGGTCTCATCATCGGGCCATACTGAGGATCATTGACAAGCTGGGCGGTCTCTAAAAGCCCCTGCTCCTGTGCTGCGTTCTCCAACATTGCGTCAGAACCACGAGCATCTATCTCATAGTCACCTTTGATTTCCTCTTTATCGTTGTACTGCATGTTCCAATCGTAAAACCTGCTGATCAGTGGCTTATAGATGTTATCGTCCAACATTTTCACAGTTTTACGTAAAACAACGTCAGCAGAGGCCATTAGAATCGACATTCCCCGTGCTGTCTGAGTAATGCCATCAGTCTGTTCGCCCTGTGCTATCAGTGGCAGATTAGTCTCTTCGTCAGCTAATTGTCTTGCCATCTGAAAGATTGCAGAGAGTTCAGCTTGATGACTTGATATCTCATGGACTGCCATCGCATCGTGGACTCTGCCAACATTTTTATCTGAGTACCACCAGATCTTACGGGGAGATAAATCCCACTTCCCATCTGCCGGGGTGATCTTGTTTCTATCAAGAACAACCTGCCCACCAACACATAGACCAGCATTATCCATCAACATGCGCCAAGCAGCATTGATAACCTTTTGGCTATTACGCATTAAGTAAGGGACACCGTAACCAAAGATGCTGGCCTGATCGTTCTCCCAGTTAAAGACGGAGTAGATGTTATCTCCGGTATCCATTGGGCTGATTAAGGCTCTGATAACCCGTGATCCACAGAACTCAACAACACCACCGTACTCTTCTAAGGTGTTATCCTCGTCAATATCAGCACCAGCAGCAATCAAGTCATCCTTACTGATCGGCCCGTGATATTCCCAAAGTTCATACCTTGTGTTGTCTTGAACAGTATCCACACCAGAGATCTCTCGCATCTCATCAGTGTGAGTATCCGATATGGCAATTTCAGTCGGCTCCTCAATGAGCAGCTCTTTTATCTGGTCTACTAAATATCCCGGCCGTTTTGCTAGCTCCCGCAGCATCTTCTTCGTTAAGAATTTACGCTCGAAGACATACTCTGCTTCATCAATCGTACAAGCCGACATATCAGGGAAGAAATTCCACGGGCTAACAACTTCAACCCACGGTCTAAAGTCCTGCTGATAGTTAATGTTGTAGACTCCGCTAGCCTCGCCATCCTCTTCTTCTACCTCGTCCCATGACCGTCTTGCTCTGCCGACAACAATCGGCCCTTTGATAACTCCCGTACCTAAACGGACAGCATCATGAATCATGTTCCGCATCTTCGGATTAAGCCGGGCTTCTGTTAGTTGGTCATCTATCTCTGTTTCCATCGACTCAGCACGTTTTCGCGCTCTCATCATCTGGCTTTCTGCTAACTTCTTCTCTGGAACAACCTGCCCACCCTGCAATTGAATTGGTCTCTCAGATGACATAACATCTTTAAGTTCAGGCATCGGTGTTGGCTTCATTCCCCAGTGTCTTGTATCTGTCGGTGCTGCTAAGTCTGCTAACCGAGCCTCTGCTGCGTTGGCTTTATTTCTGGTAATGTTGACAACCAGCTTTGACTTACCTGCTGATGTTAACCGAGCCTCTTCACCCGCTGAGAGTTTGGCGTGGACTTGGCGTAGATCTTCCAACCATCGCTGTTCAATAAGTTGACGATTAGCAACCTGTTCTTCAGCAAGAGAGAGTAAGCGACCACCCAGATCTTGGAGTTGTTGGTCAAGCTTCTGCTGCTCCTCTTCCTCGTCAATCTCTTCAACTTCTGTATTCTCAGTATCCAACTGTTGCATCGCCTATGGCCCCGCTGGTTATGGTTGGTTCAGATTTGTGCATTGGTGCAATAGCTGCTCTGTCTAATCCAGACTTAATGAGATAACGTAGTGAGTCTTGCAAATGGTCGTTATCTTTGACTATTTTGCCTTTTTTATCCCTGCGATAGATCCGATATTCACTCAAGAAGTTAGTCAAGGTACTAAAGACCTTCAGCCTCCCCGTTGATAACCGCTGCCAAACCTCGTAGATCCCAGCCTCGACTGCGTTATTTGCAGGGAGTAAGTCCAAGCCTAACTCCTCGTACATTGATAAAAGTTGCTTACCATCCCCCTGTGAGCGTCCCTTACTCGCAGGATCTATGACCCCAGGTATCCACTTACCCCTGGCTTTAATCGCTTCAGCATGGATAGATGGTTCCGCTTGACCCCTGTAGTGTTCTGAATACAAATATACGACATCTGCATCCCTGTCCCATGCCCCCCAAATAGCCGCTGTACGGTTCCAACCTACGTCTAAGCCGTATGCTTTTGGCCAGTACGCGGGGATCTTAAATGGTGCAACGACAATTTCATTCTCAGCAACCGGATAGATAGCTCCAGACCCAAGACTTGGTATCCCTTTAGATCGAGCATCCCGCTGATGAGGAGGTAACGCATCGAGCATTTCTTTCTTATCTTGCTCTGATAAGTGCGGTGCGTCGTCCCATTCAGCCATGACCAGGGCTTTACCGCTGCCAGAATCAATGGCTTTACTCATGTCACCACCGGGCAGAAACTGCGTTACTAATGGAGTCAGTCCTTCCAAAGGGGTGAATGTCAGCATAACTAACCCGTTGGTGGTCATTGTTCGGATCAGTGCTTCTTCATACACATCCTGCGGAACTTCCTCATCCAGCCAAACAACGTCAAGTTCAGTACCCTGGAAGGTCTTTCTGCCCTGGTCGTAAGATCGAAGCTTTAAAGTAGAGTTGCCACCGGAAACATGTTCGATGTTGATCTCTGAGACCAACCCGGTCTTGCCTGACCATCTCGTGAACTCTTTAATTGTCCTGTGTGGCACTAAACCAGTTCCCCATTCATCTGAGTCTGGGATGCCACCAAAAAGCTTTTGCTGTAAGATATCCTTGGTTGTGTCGAGCGTGTCACCAGCGGCCAATCCTCTAATCGGACTGTCAAACCTCCGGCCCTTCCACCAAGCAGGATATCTCCCGGTTAAGTGGCAGACTAACTCGTACCCAGCAGCAATAGTTTTCCCAACCCTGTTGCCTGCCATGAGGCAGCGTTCTCTTCTATCAACGCCAAGATCAAAGAACTTTTTATGTTTTGGGTAGTTTTCAAGGCATAGTAAGCCCTCACTAGGAAAGAGATCGTCAAAGAATCGGTACTTCTGGCGCTTCTCTTTTTCCTCAAGTAGCGTCAATAGCTCCAATTTCTCCGCTGGAGTCAGCTTATCTAAGTTGTATCTCCTCATGTTCTCTTCATCCAAATACCATATTGTGTGTGATGTTTTGCTGATTTTCACTGATTACTTGTCTCCACCCCGTGGGCAAGTAGCACTTTTTATCCTTATTCACTACGTCTGCTAATGACCAATTATCATATCGTGGTTACAGCTTGCCCAAAAGGAGGGCTAATCTTGCTGTGATTGCGTCATCTGACAGCGTGATCCCCAGGTCAATCTTGCTTTCTTTGCGTTCCACATAGATTCCCGAAGCTTTCCCGCGAAGTTCTTGAGCCTTAACAGCCGCAGGGATTTGGTTATTTTCTTCAGCCAATACGCTCAAGCGATCCAAAGTTGTTAAGTGATCTTCAAGGGTTATCCGACAATCTCTAACAACTGGTTCTCTAATTTCATCTATCCTAGCCCTGACCTTGCCGTTTTGCGCGACATCGTGGGCTTTTCTCTGGATAGTCTCAATTTTCATCTTCCCTGCATTGTACGAATTGCGATAGGCATCAGAGTAGCTCTCCCCTTTAACAACCTCTTGGCAGAACTTTTCCTGTTTTGATGTTAATGCCATCGCCTCGCCTTATTTGAGTTGGGCATAAAAAAAGGACTCAGCAGTGCCCGATAGGGTGCACCGCTCAATCCTCCTCTTATCTTACGTCAGTCAAGCAGTGACCGCTGCAAGACCAAACCCAAACTAATCTTTGTTTATGTCTTGAGATATCACGTACCAAGCCAGAAGACAGACACATAAAACTGAGAGCGCTACTATTGTCCCGTCAGATAACATGTGTTGTCAGTTCCAAAATCTTGCAGATTAGTGGCTCTATCCCGGCATCTCGTTTATGTAAAACTGTCCCGTGTTGAACCTTGCGTGTTTCTGGTCTGTAGTATTCCCACCTATAACGGGTGTCGTCTTTTACCATGCCTTCATTGTGTCCGTAGATATGTCCTATCATTGACCCGTTTATTTTGATTTCTATTGTGAACATTATCTACCCGCTTCTGGATTTGGACACCACTCACCGCCCATTGCCATGCACCCTTTAGTCTCTAGGAATCTACCCGCTGCACATTGCTTGCAGAAGTCTCTATCTACATCTGTCTTTAAAATTGTCCTTAAAGGCTGAAGTTGTCCTTTTGGGTAATTTGGCATTGGGTTTGTCTTCATTTCGCCCTGGTAGTCTCAAACTTGATTTGCCCATCAGTCGGGTCATAGTAGAACCTTAACCACCTTGCCCCTAATGGTTTTGGCGGTCTTCCCTTCTCATGGTGAAAGCCTGATCCTGTTCCGGTAAATTCCTGCTTGTACGTTGGTAGGCTGATATGCACTTGCTCGTATTGGGTTTCTTTGCCAGCGTGGTTTATCTTGACCTTGGGGATAGTAAGCTCCCACTCCTCATGGATATGGCCACTAATCACCATGTCACTATCCACGTATGCCGCTACCCTGGCCGTTGATATAACGCCTTTGGTAACTGCTCCACCGTTTGAGAAACCATGCGAATAATATGCTAACTTTTGATATTTCCTTGTTTGTCCATTAAACTTAAATTTAATCCAGCCCCGGTAACCACCGTTCACCAGATTCGCGCCCTTGTCGTTTAGGCGATTGCAGATCATCTTAGTGAGGTCGATTTCGTTATGTTTCAGTATTGCTGATTCGTGATTACCTTGACCAATGAGGGCTATGTTTGATTTATACGGTTCAAAGAAGCTAACAGCGTCATCTATAAGACTTCCGAAATAATCTGACTTCTGGTTAGTCTCAGATACGTCTGACTTGCTCCCCCGCCTGTCCTGCCTTCCCTGCATAGCATCAACTAAATCACCAAAGTCCAAGAGGATGCCGTTACGCTCCTTCATCAACTCCAGGTGGCGTTTTGCCATCTTGTTGTCTGCTTTTGGGTTGTCAAAGTGCCTGTCTGCTGATAGTAAAAAGTATTGCTCCCACCCCTTGTTGAAGTCGGCTTTCATGTCTATCGTAGTGACTACACCATCTTTTTTAATTGTATACTCTGGTTCACTCAAAAGTCCCCCGCGTCATTATCTCTGCAAGTTCGTTGGCCCTGACACCCACCTGTTTAGCCCATCGACTATCAAGCATCTGTGTTGCTGCTTCGTTGTAGTCCCCAGACTCAAGGGCGGCTATCATCAGTTTGAATTTCGTGAAACCTGCAAAGCCTAAATTAAAAATCATATCTATCAGGACAGCGTAACGTGCCTCGTTAAGTTTCTTTGCGAACGATAAGCAATCTAACTGTTTCCTGCATTTGAAAATATCCTGCTCAAGCATCATAAAGGCTTCTTCTTCACTGATGCCGTTAGTATCTAAATTGCGACCAAAGCCTATCGTATTAAAACCTTCGCTACATTTATAAACCTTTAGCCGTAATCCTTCGTGCTTTATAAGTAGATCGTAAACTGTCAAGGTAGTGTCCTTATGCAAATGATAGAAAATCAGACAATGGTTGTATAGAGTCATCTTCATACTCGTTTATTTGCATGTCTAATTTGGTCAACCCTGTGAACTGGCATTTACTATTTACATTTTTATCAACGGTGCAACGATGGGGGCATTCCTGCTCTTTACACCCTACGCAACATTTGTTTCTTTCCATCGACACCGGACACATGCAAATCATTTATTCCTTTCCCAAACGTAAAAACCCCCAGACATTACCGAAAAAGGGGGGTTTCGGTAACGAAAGGGGGTAACTAAAAACTGTGTAACTACCTGTAAACACTATATTGGATTGTTGGGGTATATTATACACCTGACTTTCAAGTAAAGTCAAGACAAAACATTTAACTATATATCAGGTATTTTTCAAAGTAAATTTTTTTATTTCTGCGTATCTAGCCAATGCTCAACATAATTCCGCGATTGCCGATAAAGCCCTTGTCTTCTTAGCCGCTTCCAGAACTGCGCCTGTATACCCTTCATCCTGTTCACGAAGCTATCAGATAACGGCGCCGGTGGTGCGTATGATCTGCAAAGGTCTGTCCAATCCTTACCAGCGCAGTTGTGAAATTCAGCCACAATGTTTTTAAAGTTGGTTGAATCACCTTTGCCGCTTTCTTGCACCATGCACCCCTGTACTACCATCGTGTTTGGTAGGGCTGATACTGTTGATAGTGAAACGTAAAATTCCATGAACGTTTGGAAAATTATCGGCTTAGTAACATCAGGCTCCATTTTCAACTCGCAGATAAATAATCGAACTGGCAAGGTAGACTATCGCGCCCAATCGCTCTTTTATCGCTGCCTCTTTGTCAAGGCGGGTACTCTCCTGAATCTTCTTGACAGCTTGGAATAAGTGACCCTTATCAGTCGCTAGTAGGTCGGCAATCTGAAACATGGGCTGGTCAATAAAGGATTTATCCGTTGCGTGTCTTGCCCTGCCCTTCCCCGTTGCTGCTTGGTCGTATGCTTCACGAAGGACAGCTTCTAAATCTTCATAACCTCTTTCATCATTAAACACTACTTCATCACTCATAGTGAGTATTCCTTTCTGATAGCTTCATATATTCCATTCAGACAAATATTAAATCTGATTTCTTCTGCTCCAAGTATGTCTTCTGTTAATGGAAGTGCGTTGCTCATGACTATCTCCGCACAGCGTCTTGCAGCATCTTCCTGCCCCTGAGCATACGGGTCTATCTGCTGACTGGTGAGCTTTTGGAGTTTAGTGACTTCAGCTATTAACCAAGTAATCTCTTTTCTTGATAAGTCATCTTGTTTAAACCATTCTTTGATACCTTCAAGTTTCGTTAATTCAACTTTGTAAAATCTACCGTCTTGGTCTGGCCCAACGCTTTTAATAGTTCTGAGTGCTTCTCTAAGCAGTACGTTCTCATTCTGGAGAGCTTCAACCTCACCAAACAGGACTTTCTTCATGCCCTCGTTCTTTAGGTTGGTTAGTTCTGTTAATAGTAGTTTTGATCGTTTTGCGATCTCTTTCCCAAGAGCAGTCATGTGTTCAATGTCAGAGGAAAACAGCATATCCAAGTTTTCAAACTCAGCAGATCTGAAATATTCCTGATATTTCTCCACCTCTGCTTGGAGTTGTTCAATAATCTCATCTTGGTTTATGATTTCTTCTGCTTGTCTATCAACCTCATCCAAGTATGTTTTATTTTCTGTTTCCAGTTTCTCAATATGCTCAGATGCTACTTGCATTAAATCATAAGGTTCACCGTCACAACCCTCTGCCCCTGCCATTGCTCTTAACGCTATTGCTATTCTCATATCTTCCTCCTTGAATCCCCGCTACGTTTTCAGGTTGTGGCACAAAATATAGTATTCCAGCAATGAGCTATCATGTTAGATACAGTATTAACACTTCCATCCACCTCACAATTGAGGCCGTAGCGGTTCGCTTCTCACCTATCTCACTGGATAGTCTTGCGGTTATTGCCAACTAACAAAGTTAGTGTCGTCTTCTTTGACCATTCGCTCGTATTCCTTGTTATGCGTCTTTGGTGGTGAAAATAATGATTCCTCTACACTCATCCCAGACTTCATGCGCCTGTGAATTGTTGAACTATTAACATAGACATTATTTTCTCTAGCCCACCCAGCTGCTGTCTGCGTTTTCCCGTTAAAAGTTATTGGGTGCTTACGGCTACACAAATGTTCTAGTGGGTAATTTCTCCTTGTGTTGCAAATGCTGCAAAGAGGTCTTAGGTTATCAGCGTTATTATTCTGCTTATTCTCGTCTATGTGATCTATATGAGCATTAGACCAGCCGAGTTGCACACCGCACAATTCGCAGTCGGGCAAATTGTCTCCGTATTTTTCATAAGCTACTAATCTATGTTCGTATATCCACTTGTAGTTTGTGAGGTTATGCCCGTTCTCCATATACTTACGAACATATCCATTTGAACTAATGACTGTCTCGTTAGGCTTCTCTTTGTGCGGTAAATTATAACTCCCGTTGCGCCTCATCCTGTAATAGTGCATCTCACAAATTCCTGAAGATTTAGACCTTGCCTTTTTATTGCACCCATCAAAATGACAAATCATAATTTTATTAAATCCTCCGAGTGTACGACAATCCAAAAGCCTTTGCGGTTCTTTTCAGATAAGCAAACAACTGGGGTTTTCCCTTCATTATCTGCCCTTCTTTTTGTGTTATCCCAAAGAGTGACAACGGAGTGCTTCTGTCTCTGCTTGCATTCTATAAAAAGGCTTTCATGGGTAACGTCTGCTTGAGTTTCTGTGCCAAGAACAGGGCAACGGACACCACCAAAAAATGCGGCAACCCTGCGCTCAAATGCTTTCCATGCTTTGTCTGCCATTATCTCAATATTCCTTCATCTATTGCTGCTCCAAGTGTTCTTGCTATAAATTCCCACTGAGATAAAAGCATCAACGTATCCATACTGTGCATTTCCATGTGGTGTTCGTGACATAGTGGCATACAGGCCCAACTTGGAGACTTAAGCCCACCGCCAGACATATTACCAACACCCTTTATATGGTGTGGTTCTGCTGGATTACCGCAAACAATACAAACCTGCGTCTTTACCCAATCTTCATATTTTTTAGACTTCCATCGTTTCGGTTTTGGCAACATCAATAAGTCCAATTAGCTGCGTGTCTGGTACACTTTGAAAACCATGTATCTGCCGCGCTTATCTTAACTTTCATTCTGCGTATCCTGGTTGTGGTAAAGTAATATTCAAATATCTAGCTTCGCCTTTTATTTCATCCATAAATTCGCTTAACTGCGCTTTTTTCGCTGTGGTGGTTGAAATCAACCTAACTATTTTATCCATTAGCGTTCTTGCCAGTTCTGGCGATCCTTCACGGTGAACGGCTCTAACAGCTTCAACTGTTTCCGCAAACTCTGGATCATCACGCTCATAAATTGGCTTTAGATAGTCGCGCTTATGGCGAAAATGTATTTCGTCTTTTGTCTCGCCTAACTCGTTACCTATTACCGTTTCCCATTTCCACATAAGGGAATTTTGGTTGATCGTTCTCTGTGGCTGGTATTCTTCAATTGCCACTGACCAGACTTTATTAGCCTCTAACCTTAGAATTTCTTCCATTAGGTCTTTGCGGTTTCTGTCTGTCCGTAGCACTCTGTTAAACACGTTATGCCTTTTTGAAAAGAAAGTTGAAATTTGCCCCATCCTGCTTCGCCCTATACCTATTTACGGTGATAATCTCTAGTGCT